AATAGGGGTGATGGTGTAAACAGTTGCAGCCATCTTTCCTGTGCGAGAAATTGCCCAGTAACCCTTTGTAAGAGGTCCTTGAGGTGAGAAGTGAGCAGCATGTAGAGCCTGATACAAACGAGAACCTGCAATTAACATTTGACGCTGAGGTCCTTCTTCAGCACTAAAGTTAACAACAGAAAATGCTCTCTTGTTTTCTGGCTTACTCCCAAGCTTTACACACAATGGGTCGTTTGCTCCAAGAGAAACGTATGAACGCTTTCCTGAAGTCTTTTGATTAAGGAAGTGTTGCTTATAGATAGCAAACGGACCTTCTTGGTCCAAGAATTTGAAAACTTGAAATTCGTTTTCAATTAAACGGGTCTCTACAGGAAAATCTCCCATAGCAGTAGTTAGTTTTTCAGCAGCATCCCATCCTGATAAAACAACATCATCAGAAGCGGACTTGGTAGTTGATTGAGCAGGACGCTCATCGATTGATTCTTCGGCCACATACGCATTGGCATCTGGGGCAGTTTGTTGAATAGCCATTTGGCATTTCTCCTTAGTTAGTTTCGGTTGTGCGGATTTCATTCCACACCTCGGTTATCTTGTCTGCAAGATTCCGGTGCGTAGATAATTCTACTCTATCCGCGTGTAGCAGTCCAGCCGAGGCAAATATTTTTACCACGGCATCCACCATCGCTTTACTGTATAGCCTTCTACCAACGTAGGTTTTTCCATTTTTACCCACAGTATCTGGCATTCGGTAAGGTGATTGTGGAAACTTACCTTGTTCCATCCATTTACGCAAGGTTTTAGGTGAGCGGTTTATGGCTTTAGCTAAAGACCCTAATGTATATAGTTTTACTTTTTGTCCGTTTATGAACTTTTCAAAGTACTCGTCTTCCCAAGGCACAACTTCTACCGTAGGTTTTTCTGGGACGGGTTTACGACGTTTGCGTTTGCTTCCAGGATAAAAAGCGTCTAATTCGCTAAAAGTCTCTTCAATAAAGTCATTAGGCAATTTACTTCTCCAAAATTAAAGCCCAAGTAACCTTCTCTGGAAACATTGAATCAATGTCAGAGTCGGTCAATAGTCCTTCATAGTATGCAGCCATAATTGCGTCTTCATCTAGAACCTCTACAGTTTTAACGCAACGTTCTTTTAGAGATTTAGTTGTTAGAACAGTATCTGCCGTTTCTTCATTAAAAACTTTAGAAGCACGACGTTGTTTAACAATAGACTTAGTTCCTGTTGTTTCTTCATTAATTGGAAAAACAATATGGCCTTTGTCTGTAGGCTCTCCGTAGTTTTCTGCAACAGCAAAGATACGACCTTTAATGTCGTCTTTTCTTTTGTTTAGGGAGTCTATTTGGTCTTTAAGAGCTACGTACTGACGTACTTCACCTTTTACGATTTCTAACTGCTCATCAAGTAGAGCATCTACACTATTGTCTGGCATTTGTACCTCCTATTAGGTTGGTACAAACTTAATCAGGTAGTTACTCCTTGTCAACCCCAGATACGTAATTATTCAAAGCTTCAATAATGACGCTGGTGACTGTGACCTCTTCTAGGGCAGCCTTCTTCTGGACAGCTGTCCACAGCTCGTCAGATACGCGGATAGTACGCGTTGGAGTTTTAGGTGCATTTGGCATTAAACTATTTTAACAGGTATAAAACCCTATTTTCCGCCCCAACCGCTGCCTTTAAATATTAAACCAGGAGCTGAGTATATTTTAGACATTAAAGTGTGACATCTAGGGCATCTCATTTGAGCGTCCTCGTGAATGGAGTACTCCCCAGTGCCGTAGGCTTCACAGGACTCACAACGAAATTCGTAGGTTGGCATGGGAGTACTCTACACGGAACTATCTAATAAAAACTTTTTAAGACTACTAATGGTCAAGTCAACCCCGCCTTTGTCGTTTATGCCCGTTCCATCTAAAACAGCCGAGGCCACAGCGTTTTTTTGCTGTAGGGCTTCATACTGTCTCATCTCTATAGAACCGCTCACAAGGATGTCTTGTATGACGATTGTGGACCATTCTGAAGACGCTCTGTTGATTCGTCCGTTCCTTTGAGTAGCCAAGCCAGAAGACCAGGGAAGGTCGTAGTTGATAAGAAGATTAGCAGATGGTAGGTCAACGCCATAGCCCCCAGCATCAGAGCTAACGAGAACCCTAACATTAGGAGAAGTATTAAATTCAACTTTGTGTTCCTCTTTAGTTTTAGAATCTATCTGTCCAGAGTAGACCCTGCATATATCGGAACCAAGCCTATCAATAATCTTGTCAAGCATCTCTACGTAAGTACAAAAAATGACAAGTTTGTTAGATTCATCTTGTTCTAGGAAATCTTTAGAGTAAGCAATTAACATGTCTAATTTAGTCTCAGGCATTGATTCTAAAAGGCCTTCGTCATCAAGTTGAGCTGCGTAAGCAGACCCTTCCCCTTTAGCTAACCTGAACTTATCAGCACTTGATTTAATTAAATTTGGGGAGCAACAAAGCATCTTTAAACAACCAATTTTAGACATAATTTTTCCACGAAGCTCATCTCCTTGGTTCCATTGACTTTCATAACCATAGTGAGCAAGCAAGTTAAAGTTAGCTCCAAATAAAGTTTGAGCGTCGTCTAAGTCCATGAGTAAGTCAGATAAAATTCTGGAATAGAGTTTTGCTGACCTTCTATCCAGTATTACTTGAAGCGGCTCTTTATACAAAGCGTCGGGCAAGTATGGGGCAACGTCTGGGTCTTTTTGAGACTTTCTAACACATGCTTCTTTAAGTCGTTCATGTAAAGTATTTAAATTTCTGTACCTATCAACCCCGCCCCAAGTATTTCTAACTATAAAAGCGGTATCAAAGATATCAAACCGTCCTAAAACAGACTGGTCTACAAACTGCATAATACTAAACAGTTCTTCTGGCTTTCCATTTTCAATTGGAGTTCCAGTTAAAGCAAACCTATACGGGGCGTCTGACAACTTCTTTACAGCTTTAGACCGTTTAGATTTAAAAGACTTAATAGCTGTAGCTTCGTCTAAAACAACAAATCCTTTTGGAAGCTTTTGAATAAATTTCCAGTCATTAACTACTTGTTCGTAATTAAGTATTACATAATCTATTTTTGTGTCTCGCCAACGGTAAACCTTGTTGTACTGAGCCTCTCTTTGTTTTGGGGTTCCGTCAATAACAATAGACGTAGAGGTTCCCTCCGTAAACTTTTTAATTTGATTAGCCCATTGATACTTGATACTTGATAGACAAACTATAATTCCAGGCTCAGTTACGTTACCCTCATCCATTAAACGCTCTAAAGCAGCAATAGTCATAATAGTTTTGCCTAACCCTAAATCGTACGCAACAAGCATTTTTTTGCGCTCGCACATTCGGTCAACAGCCTCTGGTTGATAAGGTAACAGCGTTCCTTTAAAAGTCATACAATTGCCTTAAGACCGTGCAAACTGTGCTTTGCAGTCTCTAACCCAGTCAATATCTCTGCCTTACTCATACCACCTACATCTTTCATAGTTGTAGCCGAGTAATTAAAAAACCAAGCTTCAAAACTTAAAGACACAGTTAAGTCAAGCATCTTTTGAGCAGCAAGTCTTCCAGCGTCGTCGTTATCAAAAGCAAAAACAATTTGGTCAGCGCTTCTGATGAGGCTGACTTGTTCTTTAGAGACTAAAGAACCAAATGTAGCAACCCCACCAGAAACACCAACTGAAGCTAATCTAACAACGTCTAGAGGAGACTCAACAACAATAAGCCTGCCACCATCGTACCTGCGAAAACCAAAAAGAGCTTTGCTTTTTTCAATTCCCGTAGGGTAATTCTTGAAGTAACGTTTGACATAACCTTTCTCCTGCCACCCCATGAGTTTGTTGGTAAAAGGGTTACGTATGGGCGTAATCCAGTTGTTATGTTTGGGGTCCCACAACACTTCATGTTCTCTAGCTGACTCTAACTTGAAACCGCGAGCGGCGAGCGCTTCAGCAGGAGGGTCAGTGAACAACGCTAAACGAGCTTCTGATATCTCTACAACCTCTTTAAATATAGGCTCTTCTTTTTTCTCGGCTCTTTCCATAACTAAAGATAAATCTTCGTTTTCTAAATAAAACCAGTCTTTGGCATCTGCGTAATCAACCTCTTTAACATCGCAAATTAAAGACATTAAACTTCCCTTGTACCCACAACTAAAACAAATATGCGCTCCAGTATCAGCATTTATGTACCATGATGGGTTGCTATCTTCTTTTCCTTTAATCAACTTATGTCCAGGACAAAAGGATTGAATTTCACTTCCCCTCACAGATACAACTTCAATACCTAATCTAGATAATACGGTTTCCATCTCTTCTAATCTCATAGGTCATCCCCAGACAATTCTCTAAACTGACCCGTATTCCAATCCCAAAGCAAAGAAGTTTCTGTAGGACCTGAGTTACGAGCAGCAAGTACTTTAAGAATTCTAGTGTCGTCTACTGTGTCGTCTTCTCGTTCCAAACCAAACAATACGTCTGCGTCTTGAAAGAAGGAAGATGAGTAGCCAATAGAGTCTGTAGTCACCTTGCCTTTACGCATTTTCCATTGAAGTACTTGAGTAGACACAACTATTGGCTTATCTACTCTTTGTGCTAACCGTTTTAAAGACCTAGTAATGTTAGTAAGAGCTAACGGGGTATTTGCCTCACCACTCTGCTCATCAATCATTAAATACACACCGTCAATAAAAATAACATCGGGTTGAATAGTTTGAATTTTACTTGCCACTGCAGCAACGGTTTGTCCATTAGCAGCATCGGTTAACCAGAAATTATGTGGGTCTGCAGCCATAGCGGTCAGAGAAGCCCTGTATCTAGCCTCTTCTTCGTCTGTAAGAGAACCTGTAATAAGACGATGATGCGAAACCATAGCTCTCATTGCATCGTAACGTTTTTGTTGTTCTGTGTTTGACATTTCAAAAGATTGAAATAGAGGAACTGCTCCGTCTCTGTGAATGTTTCTGGCCATCTGTAAAGCAAGAGTTGACTTACCTGTTTTAGGAGGAGCAACTAAAACAATTAACTGACCGTTTTGCAAACCGCTAGTGGCTGCATCAATTGTTGGGAACCCTGTTGCATACCCTAACAATCCTGGGTTTGCTTTTAACTGCTGGTACTCATCCCAACGAGTCTCTGTTGTCTTAACCAAGTTGACGTCTGTGCTGGTACTAAGTCCAGCCTCTTCAATCTTAACCATACCTCGTTGAAGAGCAATAAGAGCGGCTTCATGGTCTTGTTCTTTTTCAATTGCTTGAATTGCTTCACGCAACATAGAACTAGTAGCAACCTTACGACGCTTTGAAATTAAATCGTCTAACAAAAAGTCCATTGAATCGGACAGGTTTAACACTTGGTAGGTAGGGAAGTTTTCGGTTACAACTTCTAAACTTGGACACTCACCGTACTTTGAAAAGTGAGAACGAAGAAAAACCCAAATGCGACGGTCATCTTGGTCTGGAAACCACGAGTCTGTTACGCCTCGTTCAAATAGGGCAGATAAATCTCTAGTTTGAAGTGCAGCACTAATTAACTTTGCTTCGTTTGTCATAGGTTAGGGAAATCCAATCCCCAGCTCCCGTACCGCATTAAGCGAGTAGGAAGGTCAACTACCCCTGCGACCT